TTGGAAAAGTAGGCGAGATTATAGGCGTAGGCGAAGGAGCAGGCACGGAATCCACAACGCCTTATTCGTATCGAACGGATCAAGCACCGGTACCCGGTCAAGGATCGTATGGAGGCGCTAACGCTCAAGCGTCAGTATCAGTTTATACGGAAAAGGGTCTAAACGTTACCCCGTTTGTTAAGCAGGGCAATCTCGGTTATAATATGACAGATAGTTATTCGAGAGGAATGTAAATGTCATACTTAGATAGGCAATTAGCCGCAAAGTTTAAAGGTGTTCCGTTTTTTGTTCGTAGTGAATCACTTGATAATGTGGGGCAGGCAAGAGTAAAGCATACTTACCCCAAAACCGGAGTACAGTATCTTGAACCTATGGGACAGCAGCCTTTTTCCGCTACCATAGATATATTTTTTCACGGTGCTAATTTCAGAGAAGATTTCCAGAAGTTTCAAAAAGCTATACAGGATCCGGCGCCGGGCAGATTATTTTTACCAACATTTGGCGTGTTCAATTCAGTTGTTGCAAATCCTGGAAGCTTTAAATCAGATCAAGGTTCTCTCGGAGAAATAACCGCTTCTATATTATTCGAGGAAACTATTGATAAACCCTCCCCTACAGAAGCCGATATATCACAGCAGGACGTTTCAGAACGTGCGCAGGTTGCAAGGGAAGAACTGCAGACAGAATTCGCAGAAACTTATCCTGAGCCAACTACATTAAATAACGTCTTAACATCGGGATCTGATGGAGCGAGTTTGGGTGATCAAGTGGGCGGTATTATAGGCGATCTTCGTTCAGTAGACGCTTTTCTTCGTAAACTTGACGGGGCTTTGCGTGATGCGGATTCATATGCGGCGTTATTATTCAGCCCTGATTCCCCTATAGGACTTCTACAGGCTACAGCTTTGTCCTCGTTTAACTTCAGCAATTTTAGGCGCATGGCTGCTCTTGGAACAAATCTTCCTAATGCAATGAATGATATTATACTTGGAATTATTCCTAAAACATCTACAGTAACGCCTCAAACGCCAGGAACGGGAGAACTTAATGTAACCGTACATTTATGGGATAGCGACACGTCAGAGAGGCGTGAGCGTAATACAGGACGGCTTTCTATCGTCAATGCCTTTAGACTCACAGGGCTTATTGGGATGTATGAATCAGCAGCAGCGCAGACTTATACAACTACCGACGAGATAGACCGCACGACTTTAACGCTTGAAGAATACTATGTTGCAATTATTGAAAACGATACATCAGGAATTATTATTCCGCAGATGAAACAACGGCTTGATGAAATTCGCGGACTTACTGATTTAGTATTAGCCTCAAAACGTCAGCAGGCTTACACGGTTATTGATATAGAGGTTATTCGTCCTGTATCATCTTTTCTCCTTGCTTATGAGCTATACGGCGAATATTTGCAGACAGAAGCACAGCATGGATTTTTCTCTGACCTTATTGCGGGATTAAATCGATCTATACCTCGAAACAGGCTTGAGGGTACTATTAAGGTGGTAGAGATTGGCCGCTGAGATACGTGTTAACGGGACTACATTTAAGCGATTCAAGCAGGTAGATTTATCCCGCTCTATAGATGACTTTGCGGGTGAATGCCGTATTATTGTCAGTCAGGCTCCAAACAATCAATCATATTTAAAACTCGGGGATTTGGTCGAAATATTCTTTGACGGGGTTCAGAAGTTTACAGGGTATCTTGAAAAGGTTACAGATTCAGAATCACGCGAAGATCATGATATAAGTTTTCGGGGGCGTGATAAAGTAGCGGATCTGATAGATAGTACCGTTCCTGATAATGTTAAATCGCTTGAAGGGGTGGCTACGTTTGCAGAATTGGTGCAATTATGTATCGACGGGTTAGGGTTAACATCTGAGATAAAAGTTATTGATAAAGTTAACGCTCAGTTTTTAGACTCAGCAAAACCGAAAGCAGCACAGACCGGGCAGACAGTCGGTGATTTTTTAAATGAGAATGCAAGGATAGTACAGGTATTTTTGAACACGGACGGAAGGGGGAATGTCCTAATACAACGCCCAAGCGGAAAACTTAAAACTATATTACAGAATATTCCTAATGCTCGAAATAACAACATTAAAGAATCGTCATTCACAGGCGATAATTCACAGCGATTTCATAAATATATTGTACGCAGTAATTCGTCGCTTGCTTCAGAAGATGCGGATGTTAACGATATAAATAATAGCGGTGAAGCAATCGACTCAGAAATAAGGGCAACGCGTGTATTTGAAAAAATAGCTGAAAAGCCTATGACATCAGATGAATGTGCGAAGGCGGCCGCCGAAGAAGGGAATATTCGCAGGGCTCGTTCTTTTTCTTATTCATGTAGTGTCGCGGGATTTTCTGCACATGGTGAGCTATGGATACCCGGCCGAGAAGTTACTGTTAAAGATCCGCTTAAAGGCGTTAATGGATTATTTCAGACTAACACAGTAACATGGGGATGGTCTGACGGTGGAGAGGTTACGACCATAGATGTTACGCTGCCGGATAAGGGAGAAGTTAAAGCCTCGCCTACATCAATAACAGGCAGGACAACTTTAACAGCAGGAACTTATACTGTAGTTCAGGGGGATACGCTAAATCGTATAGCCTCTGAGTATGGGGTTACCACATTACAGCTTATAGCGGCAAATCCTCAAATAGATAACCCTGATTTAATTCTACCTGACCAAAAGATAAATATTCCGGTTAGCGGAGATGAATCAGGAGCTATAACAATAGCAGCAAATCCAAGAAATATTCCAAGGGGATCGTCATGATAGAAAAGCTAAAAAACCTTATTAAGATAGGCGTTAAAAAAGAAACTACATCAGCGTCAATAGCAAGCGTAGATATCGCAGGAACAAAAAAACCGGTTGTAATGATGATGCCTTACGGGATGTTTGCAAATCCTGCTAACGATATTTTTTCTTTAGTGATGCAGGATCAGGGGAATGAGGAATCATTATTTGCTATAGTGTTTGATAAAAAGAATCTTGAAAAATTAGACGATGGAGAAATTGCATTAGGAATACCGGCGGGTAAAAACAGAATATTTTTCAAGAAGAACAACGACATTATAGTTCAGAATGAAAATGGCGTTATGACCTTAAAAGCAAGCGGTCAACTTGATGTAAACGGGAACTTTACGGTAGATCCATAATGGCACTAAAAAACATAGCAGTTGAAGGCATGGCGATAACCATAAGTAATCCCAATGTTGTAGCAACTGTAGCAATAACAGGATCGGCGTCATTAAAAGTTAAAGCCGGAACAGGAGTTTATAAAGACGGCTTAGGCGTATCGGTATCAGCAATAACAGTTCCATCCTCCGGGGCAACAATACCAGATCCCGGACCTTATAATGTTAGTTTTTCAGCTACAGCTACAAAAGTAAAAGCGGATGGGGAATTAGTTTTGCGTGTAGACGATGAGACGGGAACAATAAATGCAACGCCGCAAATACCGGGGACACCTCCTGTTCCGTTTCCTGTGTCGTTCAATATTTCAATAACCGATGCCGGACAAAATAAGGCAAAAGCCCAATGATTGCAAAAATTAAATATTAAGGTTAAAATAACATAAGGTTAAGGGAGTTATCGAGATAATGTCTATACAGGATTTTTGCATGGAACAACTTAATTCTACTCTGTTTGATATGGTTATAGATACTGATACGCGTGATTTCCAAGCAACCGAAGGGATGGAGACGGCTGTTAACGTTCAACTATTCACCGACCAACGTGTTACCCGTCAAGAAATAGCGCGGCCAAGGGATCGTCAGGGATGGATAGGCGATATGCTTACACGGAATGAGTCCTATCAGATAGGCTCATTATTACACCTTCAGAAACAAGCACGAGATATTCCTGTAGAAAATAATGAAGCCGCTGCCTATGCTAAAAATGCGCTTGAATATTTTATAACCATAGGTGCGAGTAAAGAAGTTACGGCGGTTGTCGTGGGTAAAAATATTGAAGGCGAGATTATAAACGATGCTGATGATATAATAAGATATAGCCGACTATGGAAGGCTCCATTATGCGAATTTCCTGATAGACCGAGAATTGTCAGCTCTATTGAGGCACTTTTAACAGATGAAGGCGAAAAGATATTAACAGATAAGGGTGAGGTAATAACTACTTTTACGAAAAGAGAGGTTTTTTAATATGGCAAGTGGCGAGGTGCAATGGGATAATTTAGAACAAACGACAGGTAATGTAGTAGATACAACTAATCTTGCAGCGCTTCAGCCTACTGATGAGGGCGGGATTAGAAGGCTGAAGGGTATAGCGGCAAGTTTGCTTAAGACTTATGTACTTAAGCCTTTGGTTGACGCTACATTTGCTTTTTTAAATGGGATACGGCTCGACACAGATCAAGTAAATAATAAAATAAAAAATCACCTATCTGTTACTGCCGGAACATGGAATATAGCTCAACTTGCAAATATAGCAGATGGTCGTGGACATTGTAAAATTATTGTAGTAGATTCTGCTGGAACAACAGAAATTAAATGTGCTATTAGGATGTCAGCATCAGCAAAGACTCATACAAATACGCTGATAAGTTATAAAAAATCAGGCACTCCGATTGTAACAAAGGTCTCATTGTTGAAATCTGATTCAGTAAATGCTTCGGGTGCAAATATTGCAATAACCACAAGCGCAACCACTGACTTAAAAATCTATCTTGCAGCTAACACAGGAAGCGGGGCAGGATTTACATTGCTTGGCACTCTTACATCTACTACAACCCTACCTGATGGTGTAACGGTCGGCACTTTCCTTGTTGCGGGGGAAGAAGTTGAATTTAACACAGAATGCATCAATCCATTTATGGCAAGAAAGCTTAATAACGATGTGCTGCTTTGCTCCATAGTTTGGCCCGAAATACCAAGACAAGCAAC